GCATATGGATTACCCGTCCAATCATATGCATTAGAAGAAGAAGCATACAACATACGTCTACAACAGCTCCGTGCATAGTTAAATGCATTAAGAGATCCTGTGACGTTTGCTTCGTAATATTTCTCTGGATTATTAAACGATTCTCTTACACCAGCCAATGCAGCTAGGTGGATAAGAAAATCAAAGTTGTGGTCATAGTATTTTTGCCAATTCTCATATACAGTGATATCACCTTGAAATTGAGTAACGGTGTGGCCTTTATCTGATAACCACTTACACAATCTAGAACCGATCATTCCTTCGGTTCCTGTCATTAATATATTCACTTCTATTCCTCCATAAAGTCTCCAAGATCAGAATCTACATATACTGTTCTTTTTTTTCGTTTCTTATCTTCTTTTACATACTCTTTAAATTCAGTGTCTTTCTCTTTGACTTTATCAATACGATCTTTAAGCTGATTGACAAATGCTTGAACGACTTGAACAGATTGATGATCGCTCTGATCAGTTGCGATGTACTCTTCTAGACCACTTTGAGAAAGGTATTTTAGTTTAACATCTTGCTGTTTCTTTTCCTTTGCAATTCTTCGTAAGAAAGCATACCATGATATCTGTGTAAAGTATGCAAATGCATTGGGATTACCTGTGCGTGTTGCTGCAGCAATGTCATAGTTCTCAATAGCTTTCAAACAATTCTCAACTGCATCCATTACCATCTCTTCACGGTATGTGTAACGAATAAAGTTTGACTTGTGTGAAAGACCTTCAGAGATCTTGAGAAAGCAAGATGCAATATAGTCTGGAACAATTGGTAGAGTTTGTTCGTTGGTTTTAGCTTCTTTTAGTATGGTGCAATAGTCAACAACCGCTTGTGAAAATTCTTTGTTGTTAACATAATGTATACTAGCGCGCTTTGATCTTGCCATTATATAATCCTCATCATTTAATATATTATACTATAGAAAAAAAGTTTTGTCAACCCGTTGACTTTTTTGAATAATCGGGTATAATAAGGCATCAGCCTTGGCAGGGGCAGTATGTCCTTACTTAACTAAAAATCCAATTCGGGGATCTTCTAGTTGTCCATCTCCATCATCATGAGCTGCTATAAACTCAAAACCGTGGGTTTCCATATGTTGTTTCTTTACACCTAGATCTGAAGCCCACACTGGTATGATATGATCATAATCCGGATCTGGTGATTCTCGTAAATGAACTTCTATTACTTGATCACCCTTGAATTCAACATTTATTATAGGTACATCTCTTAGAGTGACCATTTCATCTGGTACACGAGGTATATAGTCTGATCTTTTCCACTCAAGAAACTTGGAGAGATTGATAGGCATATTAACACCTTCCCAACAAGAGGAACCCTTCCAAGGTTGTTTCCACTTACCATTAATCATATCTCTATCATATACCCAATGGTAGTTTGCAGAATAATGTTTACCTGTAAGATACTCACACCAGAAGTAACCAGCTGGCACTGATCTACTGTCCCCTGCTTTCAATTCTTTCACATGCGCTCCAACACCCATACCCGAGATATTGTATATAGGTCTAATCACATATGTTCCATCTTTAGTTGGAGCCACACCACTTGGACCACAGTCATATCCAAATGTTTCGGCTACATACAGTTTGTTGAACCACTTGTGATGGTGAGGATACGCTTCGTATGCTTCTTCATCTTTCATTAATGCAATTTACCTCTATCAAACAATGGAATAACATTCCCGGAATCAGAATCGTTCTCATCTTCATAGGCCCGGCGCATATTCGCGATCATTTGTCTTAAATTTCTAATTTCATCACTGTCTGTTTCTTCCGCACGATCTGGATCATCTTTTTCATTACTGATAGCTCTCTTGTATTGATCTAACAAAACTTTATCAGGTTTAGCTTCACCAACAATATGAGAGTAATTAAGCAGCTGCATATACTCATCATTGAGTTGGAACGACATCCATGGTCTGAAGGAATAGTATCTAAATCCTTCAGCTAAATTCTCAGTTCTAATAACCATCATCGCATTACGGATAACAAGATTAATCTCTTCACCTTCAGGCTCTTGCACAACTTGTGCGACAATCTCATCTCCGTTGGATAGTCTGAACTGTGTGTAATTCATTTAATGTCTACCTTTACTATTTCATAATTAAATTGTTCTTTGTCATATATCTTGACGCGCTCGGCGGAATGCATTAGTGTAAAGTTGTTTCGCTTGCCCCAATGTAAGTCGTCTGCTATGTCCAATAGTGTAGTATTTTGTCCATTGTCCGATTTCCGTAATCCTCGTCCGATTGACTGAAGAACTTTGATCTGGGATTTCGAAGGTGAAGCAAAAATAATATTATGTAGGTTGCGTATGTTAATGCCAGTACTAAAGGTACCAAGACTAGCAACAATGATAGCATTCCTTTGTTTCTCCACGATCTTACGGATGGCTTCTCTATCCGATGTTGCAGTGTCCCCAGATACGAAGAATACCTTGCGGCCTTGCTTTACCTTGTTATTTATAAGGTCGTAGAGAGGCTTGCCATGAGCGTCCACACGTTGATATAAGACAAGAGTATTTCCTTCAGTAGATACAGCCAGATTACGAATGAAATTATTACGAGACTCGTTTCCAATAATGAAGTTAATTTCATCCGGATAAGTTTTCTTTCCAAAGTTTTTCCTTACCTCCTCTGGATAATTAATTAATAATACCTTAATATCAAGAGGCGCTAAAGTATCATTATCCTGCAATGCTTTAGTCGTTGTAACTTGATATACCGGTCCAAACAACCCCTCTAATACCAACTTGTGAGTCTGAGTACCATCTAGCGTTCCTGTAAACCCGTACCTGTATTTAGCAAGGGTAGCCTTATTCATAATAGACGATAATGATTTAGATTTGAACCCATGACACTCATCCCCTAGTACCATTCCAAATTGCTCAAACCATTTTTTAGGTAGCTTGTATATGCTTTGCCAAGTTGAAACAATAAAAGGTTTGTCTGTTGTTTTATCTTTACCAGAGTATATCTTATGCAATGCATTTGTAGGCATTCCATAATCAATAAAATCTTGATGCATCTGCTCTACCAAAGAAGTAGTTGGAACTATTATAAGTACCTTAGAGGGTGATACTCCATTGGTTAAATAGTAGTAGAAGTATTTCATGATCAAGTATATCATAAATGATTTCCCTGATCCTGTAGGAGAAAGTAAAATTGCTCGAGATCTTGTTAGGGCTGTTTCAAGCGCATCGTATTGATAATCTCGAGGCTGAAATGGAAGCGTTGCGTCTTTTAGTAAATCCTCCATCTGTTTCTGTGGAAGCTGTTCAGGCACCGGAAGACCAAATCGACGAGACTCTTCTGTGTCAACAGAATATGATCGCTCAGCTGCAAACTTTAACAAATAAACATATAGCCCAGCAGAGAGCTCTCCAGTTATGCGATTGAACAGTTTTATCTTTCCATCCCACACCTTATTCTTGTAGGCTGGCATAAACTTATACCCTGGAACATAAAAAGAAAAGTAGTCTGAGATCTCAGCAGCCAAGCCAGGATCTACATCTACTTCCAACATGCTATAATCTTTTAGTCTACAAACAATATCAACCACCGGCTTCAAATACTCTCCATTTTATCATGTTGCCAATTGTCTGATGGCGCCAATTCAAATTATTTACTATTTCACTAAGTGTATCTATCATTGTTTTAAGATACTGTATCTTCAGCTCTGATTCTTGAATCTCTTTATCAGAATCATAGTAGTAGTCCATTTCACCTTTCATAATCTTTAGACCATCAAGAGGATCATATTCCCAACCCAGTTCCTTGATTTGATCTTCAGACATCTTACCATTGTACCAAAGCCATTTTAGCTTTAGCAACTTCTTCTGATCCATTTCCGCTTTCTTAATTCTAAGTTTAGTATTAGAAAGTAGAGTTAGATACTTGGCATGTAGTGCTGGTGTTTGACGAGACGTTTCGTCTAGGTTGTTCTTAGACAGCTGTGAATCAGCTGCCCACTCTTCGAGCAGTTGCTCTAATGTCATAATATAACTCCATAATTAAGTCAGTTCAAAGTAAGAGAATCTAAATGTTGCTGGAAATGTAATCGCTGTTGTATCACCAGTAGTAGCTTCCATCATCATGTTACCAAGTCCTGTTGGTACACAATCTATATATCTAATTTTTCTAGTGACATTATTGTGGCTACTTAGGATAGCTAAAGTAATATCACTAAATGTAGGAGGAGTAGTATCTGTCAGAGATCTATCCAATCTACTCTTCTGTGGTGTTTGTACTAGTCTTTGCATCCAGTTGTACATTTCTGTATAAGCATTCATATTCTCGTCAACTATAATCATACACTCTAATTCTGTAAAGTTCAACTTATCTCCAGCCATAGCAATGTTGCCAATACGTGAATAAGGAATGTCTGCAGCAGGAATATCCATAGCTGGATGAGCAACACTTTGGCAAAAGAACTCTAGGTTAGGAAAGTTCTTTCTATCTACAATAAGTTTAAAAGATGTCGGTTGAAGAAGATTCACATTGTTTAAACCAGTTGTAGAACCAGTCAATGTATTGTCTACATCTACCGTTACTGTTGGATCTAAAGTTGCCATATTTTTTTCCTAAAGATGAAATTAACTGTTGACTTATTACTATTTATATGTGATAAAGAATGCAAGAAAAGGAGAAATGAAATGATTGATTATATTACAGTAGATGAAGGTCACATCGATATGTACTCAAATGGTGATTTGGTAGGTATTGCAAGAACAGCTAAAACTATTTGCTGGTATTTGCAAGAGATGGGCTTCAATGGATCTGTAGCTACTTCATCTTCAATGGACTTTGCTTCTGAGTATGGTTTTGATACTGATGAAGAAGCTAAAGAGCTTTGGGAATCAGGTGTAAAAAAATTCTATATGTCAGCAACTTCTTAAGGAGAGATATTATGACTAAGTTTGATAAATCTAAGTTTACTTACCATGGTGGATATCTTGAGTACACAGGCACCTACGAAGGGCAACCAACATGGGATCAAGTAGCTCCTAAATGTCATCCTTCACGAGTAGGTATGCCTAAAGAACTATTTATCGCTCGTTTTAAGTATAGTGGTAGCCCTATTAAAATGGGAGCGTTCAAAAGGTTCTTGGTAAAAAACTTTACTGTTGAAGAATATGTACAGATGAGAAGTGGAGATGATATAGATAGCTCTCCTTTAGGAGTCTTACAGAGAAAAGGTTTCACATTTTAAATAAAAAAAAGGGCCGCGTGAGCGGCCCTAGTTGTTTTCCGTATCCGAATCCTATGCTGGGTTCAAGATATTGTCTACGCGGAAGATTCTGTAGTATTGGTTAGCGCGAGCTGAACCAATATCATCGCCTGGAGCTGATCCTACGAATGGGTTTGCAACCATACCATAACGAGTTTTGAACCCGCTACGTGGTTGGAAATCATTCT